AGATTAATTGAGAGTCTTTGTCACCATATTCTAATTGAAGAATTAACTCTGCATAATGTATAACTTTTTCTATATCTTTTCTTCCATCTCCTTTGGTTCTATGTCTGGTAATATATTTAATAACATTACCTTCAAAATAATTTAAGTCATTGGCATGAATGTATTCTACTGGCTGGATACCACAGCTTTTATAATGTGACCCACCAACTTGCTTGGTTAAAGGATCAGTAGATAAGTGAACTGAGCTTTCTTCTGACATCTTCAGTATCTCCTTTATTAATTACATTATATGCGAATGTTCTAACTTTTTTAGGTTCTAACCCAGCATAATAGCATATAGTTTCAAAATCTTCACAAGTAACTCCAACCGAAGTAAAGAACCATGCACAAGCTCTATCTCTGTTTAATATAATTTCATTATCTTCATCTGCAAGTTTAGGTTTGGTAGCATCTAGCAGTGCCTGGATAACCACAGCAATATAAAGACTTTGTGGTGGGTTATTGGAAGTTAAGTCATATAGAGGTTCAACAGAAGTCTCAAACATCATGGCATTGAACCGGCCTGTAAAATTTACCGCCCACATAATTGTTATAGAATGCAGGTTCATCTGTGTCTTCCAAGAGAGAGGTCAATACATTATATTTCATTTGATAACAGCATTCGTAATATCTTAGACTCCGTTTGTTTTTAAATTCTGCTATGATCTTAAATGTGAAACTGCTTTTGCCAAGCTTTTTGATATCTTCCAGCAGATGTTTAGAAGATCCCATATAAAGCTTCCAGTTGGATTCAGTTTTTTTAGTTTTGCCTTTGTATTTTTTATAGTTATGGTATTGCTTACAGCCAATGTAAGCTTTACCTGTTTTCTTATTAGTTATGATATAGACAAATCCAAATTGATTTAGATCAGGCTTACCGGCATACTTCCAATGCATTACCAATCCATTATTTCAGGGACATCGGGTTCTTTTCCAACCTGGACTAAGTACCTTCTGCCCTGTGCATATTTAAATACCCGGATGCCTTTTCCTTGGTTGGCGTCTGACCAGCATTCTTTTTTATGACTGCAATAAACACAGCCAAAAGGAAGTTTTAAATTACCGGACTTCCCATCTGGTGTGGGTTCGTAACACTTATTAGGAACATGCTTGGTAGCTACCATCTTTTTAAGAAATTGGACTCTTGTCTTGGCGTTGATCATCTCCATTCCATGAACAGGTGCCAGACAAATCTCACCAGTAGATTTATCTATGACAAGAAAGGCTCCCTCTTTAACATTATTTGCATGAGCATACGCTGAAATCTGTGCGATATACCCAAAGGGGTCATCTTCCAATAGATTATTATTCTTAAACTTCTGAAAGCTAGGGCCAGATGCACTCTTGCAGTCAACAAGAATACCATCAATCATTGAATCCTGATGCCCAACCACACCCTCAACGACCACTCTCTTTTGCTGGTCTGTTACTTTATGCCCTGCTATGGAAGACAACACCAGAAGAAGTTCTTCAAGAATATACCCATACAAAAACTTAATCTTTGTACTGCCATTTAATGGAGGAACATCTTTTTTGGTATTAATATCATACCATAGTTGTCTATCTGGTTTTCCTATTTGGGAAAGTCTTAGTTTTCCAGATGCTCTTGGTTCTTCACACAAAAATTCTTTAAGGTGAATCTTCAGCATTTCACCAAAAGTATCTATATGTTTATCAACCTCTTTCTCTTCCATAGTAACAGGACCAGGAGAGAACAGATCATAAATATCATCTACAAGTGTGTTTATTTTTTTCATAATATAAAAAATGGAGGGACGTTTTACTGCCCCTCCAAGTCCTCAGTTGAACAAAGGATTAACCAAAGGGTATTTCTTCATCACTGACATAGCCACCCTTTACTACATCAAAGTCTCCTACACCGCTACCGGCGTATTCGATTAAGTCTACTACTTGCACCGCAGCTAAGTCAGCAGATACGCCTGTCTTACCCGCATAATCCCACTCAAAAGGCACAGCTTTAACATTCACTACACTGCCGTTTCCAATGAGCTTGTCATTCCACAGATTATTCTGTGAATCTTTAACAATAGGAGGTCTACGAGAAGTGCCATCCTTACGCATTACTTTGCGTTTAATGGTTACAAAGTCATTACGGTCATCGCCTTTATTATTGATAGGTAGCCCAGCATCCTCAATGGTGGGACGATTATCATCATCTACCTCAATCTGGATAGACCAGACAGGATCGAACTTCGTATTGGGTTCAATAATACAAGCATAGTGGCACTTACCAGTAAGAAAAATAGGATCGTTCATTTCTTTTGTCTCCTTTTAAAAGTTACGCTGTTGTAACGTGAAAATTAATATTAAGATCTTTTCAATTTACCTCCTTTTGTTGTTATTACAAAAGTATAGCACATAATAATTAGTATGTCAAGTATTAATTTAATTAATGTGTCTCTGCCCATGTCTGTCCTGACTTATGTTCACAATCAAGAGGACATTTCATATTAAGAGATTCAGTTGTTTCCTCCATAGCTTTCTTTGCTACCATTCCCATAGCATCTCTGTCTTTTCGGGCTACCTCAAACTGGTACTCATCATGGATGGAAGCAACAAGTTTGGCATCCAGCCCTCTCCTTCTGATAAGTATATCCATATGGACAAGCCATTCTTTGCAGATAATTGCACCGGCTCCCTGTAGAAGAGTATTAAGACTTGTATGGGCTGATCTGATATGCAATCGTCTGCCATCTAACGCTGGAATAGTTTTCTCTTGTGCCGCCTCTTGGATATTTGTTCTTAATCTTTTAAGTGCAGGAAGATGTTGAAGGAATCTATCAATAAGAACCTGACCTTGGCTGGCTTTGCCACCAACAATCTTTCCTATCTTAGCAGCACCTGCTCCATACAGGAAAGCATAGATGAATGTCTTTGCCTGATCTCTATTAGCCAAACCAGCAGCTTTCATATTAGCTGTGTGTACATCTCCATTAAGAACTTCATAGGTAAACTTTTCATCTTTCATATAATGAGCCAGACACCTTACCTCTAATCCTGATGCATCTGTTCCCATAAGTACATGAGTATTAGGATTTGATACTGTCCATAATCCTCTGCATTCCTTGCCATAAGGACTGTATATGGCTGGCACTTGAGCCATGTTAGGGCTGTTATGTGCCATCCTGCCTGTTATGGTGCGTAAAGTAAGCACCTTCCCTCGCACCCTATTGTCTTCCTGACACCCCTGTATCCATGCTTTGAGAAGTCCTGTCCGTTTCTGAAGAAGAAAGTATCTACTGAACATCTGTGCTTCCGGCATATTAATCTTCGATAGAATTTCTTCTGAAATAATAACATTGTCTTTGTCTGTTTTATGTTTGGGTTCCCATCCTTTTTCAATCAGACGCTCCGCAATCTGTTTGCGAGAAGCAATGTTGAACTCTGTCTCTTTTCGTACCTTCCGCACCGGAGAGTATGTTATGGCAGGTTTAAATATTTCTTTGGCTTCCTGTTCTAGTCGGTGTTCCTCATCCTGTAACTGAGCAAGAAGAATAATTGCATCTTTAATGTTGAAAGCAAAACCATTCTTTTCCTGGCGGTTTATAATTGCTCTGACTTTTCTTTCCAGATCATAAGATCTATCTGAAAAAGAATAGCCCTCACCCAATAAAGTACCAGATACTTTACTGGTAAGTTCGGTATCAGTGCGGCAGTAAGCCAGCATCTCTGGGGTAAAGCGGGAGAAGTCTTCATGCTCTCCCTTGGGAAAGCCAAGCCTGTCTCCCCATGCTCCCAGAGAATGCCCTCCTTCTCTAACAGGATTATATAGTTGAGACTCAATAAGAGTATCCTTTATTTGAGAGAGTTTAATATTAGAACCTGTGAATCTGTTGAGAATGGGAGCATCAAAGCTGACACCATTATGCATGATGAACTGATCTATCAGCCCTGACCATCTCCCAAAATCTGTACATTGATCTTTAATCCATACCCTTTCCTTTCCAGAAGGATACTCTCTAGCTACAATACAGTGTATCTTAGTTGGATTTAAACTGTCTGTTTCAATATCAACTATCGCTGTTGTCATAGGTCATATCCACTTGGTAAATTAAATCCGTACGAACATGAAAAAACTTTTCTCCTTTTGCTATATTTTTATTGTATGCTTCCTTGACTTCAGATTCAAGAAGCACATCTCCTGGGACATGCCATGCTCTTTTGAAGTCTCCTCTGAAAACAACAAAGGTTAAGTCAGCATTTCTAAAATCTTTCTGCCATTTATCCAGCAGTCTTTTCTTTCTGTAGGGAATGCGTAATTCTTTCCAACTCTCAGGCCAATCTCCTTTCCATCCCCACTTGACTTCAACTTCATAGAAGTGATTGCTGGAACTACTATCAAGATACCCTCTAATATCGAAGCCAAAGTTCTCTTTTGAATCAGTGATAAGATCAGGTATATTATGACCCAACCAACCCAGCATTTGTTTCTTTGCTGGCGTATCTGCTTTGTCATACTCATCTTTACTGAAGGGTTTTCTTACCATTTTCTAACTCCTTTGTTATTTTTTCATAGTGTTTTGCTACTGCCATAACTTGATTTACTGTAGCATCAGACATTATTCTATTAGCTAAAGCAGATACAACTTG